CTCAAGCAGACGTCTGGTCCCGTTATCGAAAAAGCCGGTGATTTGGTAGCAATTTTGAATGACTTGGAGCCAGGAGATGTTCTTTTTATTGATGAGATTCATCGCTTGCCCATGTCCGTAGAAGAGGTGCTATACAGTGCCATGGAAGACTTCTACATTGACATCATGATTGGTGCAGGAGAAGCTAGCCGTAGTGTTCATCTAGACTTGCCACCTTTTACCTTGATTGGTGCGACGACACGAGCAGGGATGCTTTCAAATCCACTTCGTGCACGTTTTGGGATCACTGGTCACATGGAATACTATACACATGCTGACTTGACAGAGATTGTCGAGCGGACGGCAGATATCTTTGAGATGGAAATCACTCATGAAGCAGCTTCGGAGTTAGCTCTCCGTAGTCGTGGAACTCCTCGTATCGCCAATCGTCTTCTCAAGCGCGTGCGCGACTTTGCGCAAATTATGGGCGATGGCTTGATTGATGATGTCATTACAGATAAGGCTTTGACCATGCTGGATGTAGACCATGAAGGTTTGGACTATGTAGACCAGAAAATCCTTCGCACCATGATTGAGATGTATGGCGGCGGTCCTGTCGGTCTAGGAACTCTTTCGGTTAATATCGCCGAAGAGCGTGAGACAGTTGAGGATATGTATGAACCTTACCTAATCCAGAAAGGCTTTATCATGCGAACTCGTTCAGGACGGGTCGCGACAGCCAAGGCTTATGAGCATTTTGGGTATGAATATATTGAAAAATGAGACTGAAATCTTAGACTCTTTCAGAGAAAATCCTGACATGATGGCTATTTTGACCATCATCCGTGACTTGGAGTTGAAAGATTCCTGGTTGGCAGCAGGTTCGATCCGAAATTTTATCTGGAATCTCTTGTCAGAAAAACCAGCCTTTGACCGTGAAACGGATGTGGACGTCATTTTCTTTGACCCAGAGGTGAGTTATGAAGAAACGCTGGCAATAGAAAACAAGTTGAGAGAGGACTTCCCCCAGTATCAGTGGGAGTTGAAAAATCAAGCCTATATGCATCAGCATAGTCCCCATACGGAACCGTATGTGAATTCCTGTGACGCTATGAGTAAATATCCCGAACGTTGTACGGCGATAGGACTTCGCTTGCAAGCTGACGCAACTTTAGAGCTCTTTGCTCCTTATGGTTTAGTGGATATTTTGAACTTTCAGGTTTCTCCAACTCCTCATTTCTTAGAAAATGACGACCGGATGAAGCTTTATCAACAGCGTTTATCTAAGAAAAATTGGCGAGAAAAATGGAAAAATCTCACATTTAAAAATACTTAAGGAAATTTTAAGATAGGAGCTGTATACTTATCTCATAAGTTAAGAGAACCTTAACTTATACTCCTAAAACTTTTTCATAATAATCTCCCTATAAAAAAATTAAGTCGCCCAATCAGGCGGCTTTTTTTGTTGCGAACTCGAGGTGATGATGGTGTTTATCAAAGGCCAACACCTGCGAAATGTTGACAAAGGTCAAAGATTTCTCTAGTATAAGAAGTAAGGCCAGAGATTTTCTGAGAATAGAGTAAATGGAAGTCCAGTGGGCTGAGAAAGAGATGTTGAACAATGACTAAAAGAATGAAAAACAATAGGAAACTAGTTAATCTAGGATTGTATCAAAACAAAATAGTCTATTATGACTTAAAAGAAAAGAGACTTTACTTTTCAATTCTTGAAAGAACCTCTAAAAATCAACACTACTACACTCTTGGACTCACATTACTCTCTCTCCCCATTATTAGATTGCTGAATGGTTTAACCGTTTTTGATATTCCTACTATCAAATATTCTAGCTTCATTCTATGTACCTGTCTTTCCTTGCTCATAGGGAAATTTGTAGTTGACTATTCTAACAAAGACTTGGACTTATATCCTGCATTGTTTACAGATATTGAGTACTCAGAGTTCTTAGAAATAGCAAAGAAAAATGGAAATCTTGCTTTCTTATTTATTTGTATTAGTAGTATCAGTTTGATAGGTTCCTTGATAGTTTACCTGGTCTATGCAAAGTTTTTAGGATTGCTGATTTATTCTGTTCTCTTGTTCATTCTTTACATCTGTGTGGTCAATAATGTCCATAGGAGGAATAAAGTGATAAAAAAACTAATTTGGTTAACGATTAACTAGCGAAGACCTTTCGTATGTTCCATATGAATTGGTTGCGGAAGACGCGAAAGTATAGGATGAGATTGTAAAAAATTCATAGGAGAAAAAGTATGATTTTAAGGGATAAAATAACAACGAGCGATAGATTAGTAAAGTTAATTGATTTTGAAAAAGAACAAATAAATGAAAAACGAAAAAAGATTAAGAGTTTAATGAAGGATACAGAGGAAGGAGTTCAAAGATACAAGCTAACAAATGACAAAATTATTGCAAATACAAAGAGGACAATTAAAGTATTAACTGAAAAAGTTCTAGTAGCTACCTATACAGCAGGTTATCCTATTGAAGATTTTAAGGAGGAATATATTAATTTTGTTAATAGCCTTCTTCCAGTTTGGCAGAGCAATTCTGGCTATCTCCAAATGGTTCGGGCTCTTTCTATTGGGATTCTGTTAGAGATTGATGAGGAGATTTTTGATCAGTTAGTAGACTTGGTCAAAAAAGATGATCCAGAGGACTATTTGATAGATTACTTGATTCAATCACGTCATCCAGAGTGGACGATTCGGTTGAACTATAATTTTCCAAGACCCTATGGTTTTACTCGGAAAATCATTGAAGAAGAGAATTCTGAACAGGCACTCAAGTTGCTTAAAGAATATGTGACCAAGAAATGGTATCCTGGACATCGGGATACTGGTTGGTATGACTTGCATAAAGAGAATATTGATAATTATTATGGTTACTGGTCCTTTGAATCAAGCGTCCTCTGCAAACTCAAGGGCTTGGATTACAAGGAATTGGAAGGTGTTCCGTATTTCCCTTATGATTTGGTTGCGGAAGGTGCGACGAAATAATAAGTTTCATGGATTGCTAGAATTAAATTTATAAAAAAAGATTGGAGCAAATATGAGTAACAAAGTATCAATTATGCAAGAGATGTTTAAAAAAGAAGGTTCAGATGAACTTGTTCCTGCAGTAACCATTATATTGGATGGTCAAATTAGAAATATCATCGACGCCCTTTCAGAACAGAATGGCTATGAAGGCTATCCAGAAGCTATTTCAGAAATTCTTTTCAAAAGTAGAGCATTTGCCTTTTCTTCATTCTTTAAGATATGAGGAAATGCCTTTGTCCTAGTTTTTCCATTTCTTGTCATATGGCCATGCTCAAGAAGATGGGTCAATTGGCCTTTTTCATTATAAACAGTTTTTACTTTTCTATTGCTTTCAGTAACTGTTTTTTTAGATGTCCAAGACTTAGCATACTTGCCAGTTTTTTTTGGGCTATCTCTTTTAAGGTCTGTGACTAGATCATCTGAAGTCTTTTCAATTTCTTCATCAAGAATCTCACGTACTTCTTTGCTATAGTCCTCTAATATTATTTCTAGCTGTGCTTCAATCGATTTTGCCAAGTTTACCACCTACTGTCAATTCTACATAGTCATCCTTTTTATATGTTCGTAAAACCGAATATAATTGACCATTATATTTTATTTCACTCTCCCCACCATACTCAAATTCATTCATTGTTATGGTATAGGTGGGCCTTAATCCGGTTATTGCAGCATTATAAATCTCTCCTCTAGAAACTGAATCCACTTTACAAAAAACTTCTGCAGATTTATGCTTTTTAATCTGGTTTAATTCTTTGTCAGAAGTAATCTCAACTTGCAAAAGTTCTATAACATCATCAAATCTTTTCATTTTTTACACCTGCTTTTATGTAAAAATTATTCAACCTCCACTTTAAATGGCGAGGAATATCCTCGCCACCTTTATACCTAAACTCTGCATAATCGATTAAAAATGCTGTGTGGCTTTCATTATCTAAATCAAGCTCAATACCTTGCATCTCTTTTAGTTCGACTTTTACTGATTCGATTGTATTTTTCAAAATTATATCTCTTTTACTTGTCGAAATTCCTAATTTCAGTTTTAGAAGCTCTAAAACTTCATCCATATGCATTATTCTCCCTTGTCTTCACTCTTTCTTTTGCTAGACTTTTTTCTCTTTTCTGGTTTCTCCTCTTCTTCTTGTTCTACATTATCAGAGCTGTTTTCTGAGTCTGGATTACCAGAATTTTCTGGGTCTGTAACATCTAGCCCTTTATTTTCTTCATCTCCATTCTCTAAACCTTCTTCAGAGATTTTGGCAACTGGAACTACCCAGTCACCGCCTTTTTCTAGTATTTCAAAATATCTTTCCTTGCTGACCTCGAATCTGTCTCCAACTTTCCTATCGACTCCTTCTGCCTTGTCCCTAAAATCATATATAGCACATACTGTAATCATCTGGTACCTCCTACACTTCACTGCCCTTTGCAAAATCTAAAGTCTTAGTAACGTCCTTATTTTCTATGTTTACTCCAATAAAGGCCTCGGCTATGATTGGTCTGCCATCATATCTAGCTGTACCCTTAAATAGGGTATTGTCTTCTATAAAATTAGCATGTTCAGATGCAGCAAATGTTGCCCCTGCTCTTTCCCCAAGCAAATATAGTTCACCATATCCACCAATCATATCTCCTTCTGGCACGAATGGTAGTGTTATTATTTCGCCACCAATAACCGGCATTTCATTATTAATCTTGGCTACAATAGCTCCAGATGCATCAAAAGTCAAAGCCTTTGCCATAAGCTTATTTTTAGTTGTGTCATTCATGACCCAGAACTTTTCTTTAGTTGCATAGTTTGACTTTAACCCTGATATGCCTAAAAGAAACTTAGTAAAGAAATCTGCCCCATTAGCATTTTCTAGTTTAACCAAGTTACTTGTAGACAAGTCCTCCCACTTTCTATCCTTATCAGAGTAACCTTCTGGCTTAGTGGTCTGAGCAAGCCTTGTTACAATTCCAAGTGGCATTTTCTTTCCTGTTCCATATAATATAGCCTTATCTATTGCTAGTCCTATTGCCTGGCCTAACATATATAATATTTCATTATACAAATCTACAGGATCTGCATCTTCTAGTGTAGCATTGCAAATTGGAATAAATCCACCAACCTTGTAGCCGTCAATTTCTACTTCATTAAACCCAAATGAAAGTTCGCTTAATTTGCTGCACGCTTCCATCCATATAGCTTCTGGGATGCTACCAGCAATTGTCTGTCTAGCCTTTCCTGCAATTTTTGTCAGCCTTACCTTATTAATTAGCTTTGAGTATTCATGAAGCGAATCTCTTAAAAGTTCCAATGTTACTGTAGGAATTAGTAAGTCAGTTTCTTTGACTCCTCTAGTTTCCCCAATCTTATTTTTTGCTCTTTCTAGAAAGTCCTTTACATCCTCTCTTTCAACGTGTGATTTTAAAGTTTCCCTAGTGTTTCCGCCGAAATATTTTCTTCTTGTCATTGATACGATCTCCTTTTCTTCTTTTGCTTTTTTTCTTTCTTGAATTGGGGCTGCTGGTTCTGGCTCCCCACTTGGTGCCCCAGGTCCATTTTCTTCTAGCTCATCAATCTCTTTTTCAATATCGCCTATTTCTTCTTCAAGGCCTTTGACATTATTGTCATACTCCTTCTTTTCTGCTTCAAACTTGTCAATCATTTCATCAACAACCTTCTGCTCTTCTTCGGTCTTGACTTCTTCAATAGCAGCTTTTAACTCTTTTTCTCTTTTTGCAAAGTCTTCCCCCTTCTTCCTAAGCTCCTCTAGCTCATCTTTTAGTAGTGTTTTCTTTCTTGTAAGCATTATTTTTCTTAACATATCTTTTTCATCCTTTCTTTACTATCAAGCTTCCACTTTTCTATACTTCTACTTTTTATTTCCTGGCATTGTTTTTCTCTGGCCTGAACACTTGTGTCTTCATAGGCAGGGAAAGTACAAATACTAACTTCATGCAGTATAGCTTCTTCAATGGCCCATTTTATACTTCCATCGTCTCTAATTTCTGTGGATTCTTTCACTATATCAAAGCCAAAACTACACTGATCTATATCTCCTCTTTTTACCCTGGAATATAAATTCATAGCATCGCTATCTTCTTCATTAATTTTTATTCGACCCCACAAGCCATAATTGTCAGCTCTTAAATTTAAAGTAGCTGCCTTTGTTCTTCCAAGGACATATTTACTATCGTGATTAATTAGGGCTCTAATATCAGAATTTATAGAGTTGTCAAAAGCACTTGCCTTTATTTCCTCAAAGCAGCCCTCCCACAACTCAGTTTCTTTTCCAAAAACAGCAAAGTAGCCTTCAATGAATTTGCCCTCATTTTCATCACTTCTTATTTCCAACTTGGTCTTCACATTTCTGTTTTGTATGTTTCCTTTAAGCATCTTCTTCACCCCCTTTTAGCTTTTCTTGCTGATCAATCATGTTAAGTGGGATGTAGTTTTCTAAAATCACAAGCTCTGAAAGCCCTTCTTTTGGTGAAAGACCTACCCAATCCCTAACTTCATTGCCAGTCATTATTCCTCTTACGTACATAGTTGACCCAATTTCTGCAAGTTCTTTTAGTGAGTAAGTGTAAAGCGACCTGGAGTTAAACTTAAAATATAGGTTTGGTGAATATAGTAATTTTTTAGTAAACTCTTGTTCGATATTTTTTGCTATACTCATTATCCTGCTACGAATAAAATTATTGTATTCTTCTGCATTAAAAGTCCCAACCCCAAGTAAAAAAGCAGGAATATTTAAAATCCCTGCCACAGTTTTCTTATCAATTTCAATTGTATCTTTTATAGCTATATCATTTAAAGTTAATGGCTTTACCTGCTGAACTTCTAATAGTTCTGCAGGAATTATCCAGGGTTGTCCCTGCTTTGAACTTTCTAAATACTTATGATAAACCCCATCTCTACCTTCTTCACTTGCAAGCTCGGCAACAGTTGAATCTACTTTTACAATAAGAGATGGAACAACTCTATTGCTCATAAATTCATTTGTGGTTTTGTTTGCCTGCTTTATGTTTTTTGCAACATCCTTTAAAACAACCCTATATGACTCTCCCTCAAATGGAACTCTTTGCTTTGGATTAATCATAAAGTGAAGTATTTCATCAGAATTGTAATAGATATTCCCAACTCTTACCCCATATCCAGTATTGTTTTTTTGTAAAAAGCCATTTGTGATTGGAATCAAGTCCTCTAATATCCCATCTCGGCTTATTTTTGGATATACAAAAACATTTCCTTCTAGCATCAGTGACTTTACCAGCCAGTGCTTAAAATTAAATCCAGTCATCAGTGAATATGGCTCTATGTCAATTTTTTTAGACAATTGATTTCTAACCCTTACATCGCCATCTTCTTTATTTTCCATAAGATGGATTGTCATTGATGCTATTAGATCAGCAATCCTTTCTATTCCTGACCTAACTTCAGGACAGTCACTTAACCTGGTGTAGCCTTGAACATATAAATCACTGTCCGAGCTTATAAATTGAATCATTGGGCTTTTGGGTTCTGCCCTGGTTTTTTTGTTTTTAAATCACGATGAGTATGCAAATTATGCATGTGCAAGTTCACCAAGTAAGATTTTGGAGATACCCAAAGAGTATCTTACAAGACTTGGAGATAAGCCTTCAGCACTCCAAAATAAAATGCTCTCAAACTTGCTTACAATATTTGCGGAGAGAACATACTATTTAAATAACAGATTACAGGTACTCTCATGCTCAACATTGAAGCAGAAGATTATGGAGTTATTCTAATTAGATAT